GATGAGAGATGCTTAATTCACTTTGACACAGAGCAGGGCAGATTCCACGCACAGCGTGTTTTTAAGAGAGTTTTAAGGATGACAGGGCTAAGTAATGAGTGTTATCATACTTATGGCCTTAGAGGACTTGATCACGATAAGAGATTAGACTTTATAGATTATTGTTTAAGCAGAAGAGTGGACAACCCAGGATTAGTTGTTATAGATGGTGTAGCTGATTTAGTCAGCGATGTAAATGATATACAAGGCTCTAATGGAGTTATACAGAAGTTAATGGAATGGAGTCAAAAATATAACTGTACAATATTAACTGTGATACATTCTAATCACGGAACCGATAAAGCTACAGGCCACCTTGGATCGGCACTATACAAAAAGTGTGAGACAGCCATCCAACTGAAGCCTAACTTTGATGAGGGATATATAGAAGTAAGATGTAAAGAAGCAAGGAACTATCCATTTGATACGTTCTCTTATAAGATAGATGATTATGGATTACCTTCTGTGATAGACACAGATTTAGTTAACTTTGACACAAAGAAGTTTGAATAGATTAGAATTAACATTTAATGTGAGGCCAATGCCTCACCAATCAGTAAGGTTTACTCGTAGCGGTAGGTCTTACAAGCCTAAAAAAATAGTGGATTATCAGTCATACATAGTTAAGTTAGTTAGCACTCAATTGCCAGAGGGATTTGAAATAATCCCTGCTGGCACTTTGATTTACATAGAGCAGCTACACTATCAGTATGCTTATCCAAAAGCATTTAGTAAGAAGAAGAAACAAGAAGGAAAAATATATAAGGCAACTAAACCAGATTTGCAAGACAATCTAAACAAGGCATTTTTAGATGCCTTGGAAGGAGTGGTCTATGAACAAGATCAGAACATTGTTTGCATTAACAGTTTAGAAAAGTATTATGGGGAAACAGATAAAATAACCCTAACCTTAAAATATTAATGCTTGAAAAATTAGCTGAGAACCATACTCTTTGGATAAAGATGGTAATCAATATGGGATGTGATAAGCACATCGCAGAAGATATAGTACAGTCAATGTATCTTAGGATACACAGACTTGTTACTGATGAGAAAAAGATAATGTACAATGATGATGAGGTCAATAGATTCTTTATCTATGTTACATTAAAAAATATGTTTGTTGACTATGTAAAAGCAAGAAACAAATATACGTTCTTTGAATATATGGAGACTGACGATGTGGAGGAAGGTCTTGAAGATATTGAGTTTGATGAGCAAGAGGCTTTCCATAATTTAGTAGACTCTATGTCAAGTGAGATAATGAGTTGGGAAAGATATGATATTATATTGTCACAGCTTTACTTTAAGACAGACCTATCCCTTAGAGACATAGCCAATGGCTCTGGGATTAGTTTAATGAGTATATACAATTCTATTAAGAATTACAAGAATATATTAAACAACAAATTTATGGATGATTACCAAGACTATATGAATGGTGATTACCATCTAATCAAACCTAAAACAAAATGAAAGACGAAACCTACTACGAAGGATTAGACAAGCGTACTAAGGAGTACAAGGAATGGGTAGCCTCAAGAGAAGAAGCCATAGCTTCTGAATCTACTGGACTTGGAGATACCATTGAAAAGATTACTACAGCTACAGGAATTAAAGCAGTAGTTAAGTTCTTGGCTGGAGAAGATTGCGGTTGTACAGAACGTAAGAACACTCTCAATAAGGTTTTTCCTTATAAGAAGATTGAGTGTCTTACTGAAGATGAGTATAACTATTTGGCAGAGCAGATGAAGAGACCTACTAATGTAGTTAGTCAGACTGTTCAGTTAAAGATGTTAAAGATTTACAATAGAGTCTTTAATGATAAGAAACAACCAACCTCTTGCGGGTCTTGCTTTAGAAGTACTTACAATGCGTTGAAAACCCTTATAGATGAGTATAACATTTAATGAAGTATTTTGAATATAACATACCCAACTCTCTTTATCAGAAGCTAAAGAAGAATACTAAGTTGAGCAGAATGTTCTGGTCTTCTAATGTAGGTAAATGCTCTGAGCTATTTGATTTATTTATTAGAGATGATAATTATTCATTTGATGATAAGGAATGGGTTAGGTATTACTTTGACAATGTAGGAAAGAATGTTCTAAACGATATAAGTAATTATATTGTGGATACACATTCTTGTTCTTTGGTTGATGCTAAGAAATATGTTTTTCATAGAGTGCTTGGTCAAACTTGGAATGGTATGGTTAAGGAGATTGAACTGATGGATGAGCTTAAGTTAGAATTCCTTAATATTGATTTCAGGAAAACTACTCACGATATAGATGAAAACTACTTTACTGATTGGGAGGCTTATTCAGATATATTGCTTTTTGGAATACAAATAAAACCAATAAGCTATAAACATATGTCTTCTCCATTTCAATTAAAGTCTAAGGAACTTCATCAGTATCAACTTAGATTATATAAAGACACATTCAATGTTCCTCATATAATTATATATTATCAAGGAGGTACTTTTTATGACAAGGAATATGTATTAAATCAAATAAACACTATATTAGCAATGAAAATAAACGTACTATGAATGATATGCAATTAAATTACCTTAAGACAGTATTGCTATCTCAGTTATTATTGGAGGCCAATGAAGGCCTCCGATTGACTAAGCAATACAAACAAAATGTAAAGCAACAAATCAACAAGCTAAACACAATGCTTGAAGAAGTTGTTAGAGAAGAGTTCAACACAGTTTATGATACTGATCCGCAGATGGTGACTAACATCTTAAACAAGATAGAAGAACTTATAGACAAGATTAAAGGCTCATCCATAGATGAGCTTGTAATGATTAACTCTGTGGTAGATAAATACCAAGAGAATAAAGATTGGTTCAAAGAACACGCAGAAGCAGAATTCTTAAAGATAGATTAATATGAGGTCTAAAAAAGAATGTTTAAGAATAGCTAATTTAGCTGAACAAGAATATAAAGGGTTTGGTCTTGATGGTAAATCATTACAAGAATGGCTAACAAACAAGAATTTAAGAAGTAAGTTTTTAGATATGTATGACCCTAAAATAAAATTTACTTTTAGATTAAATGAAAAATTAATTTTGTGTTGTATGAATATAAAAACTTATAATATTAAAACTTATGAAGTCTGATAAAGAAAAAAAGGCGGAATATGATAAGAAAAGATATCAAGAAACAAGAGAAAAGCAATTAGAATATAGTAGGAATTGGCATCAAAGAAATAAAGAAAAAAAGAAGAAATATTATCAAGCTAATAAAGAATCTCGTTTATCTAAGGCTAAAATATATCGTGAAACTTTTGGTAAATATAAGGCAGCAAGTAAAAGATATGACATAAGTCTTGATGAAGCTAAACAACTTTACTCAAAAACTCATTGTGAAATATGCCAAAAAGAGCATAAGGAAACTCCTTCTATAGACCATAACCACGAAACAGGAAAGATAAGGGGCGCTCTTTGTAGAAAATGCAACGCTGCATTAGGGATCTTTAATGATAGTGTTGATATGTTAAATAAAGCTATTGAATATCTAAATAAAAACAATTAAATAATATGCGCGGAACACAAATACACTACGAGGCTACAGGAGATTACGACATTATAGATGTGTGTAATCATTACGCTTTAAACTTTAACAGAGGTAATGTTGTTAAATATATTGCCAGGGCTGGTAAGAAAGATGATGAGTTACAAGACCTATACAAAGCTAAGGATTACATAGAAAGAGAGATAGCTTTTGTAAGGGAACTTAGGAATAAAGAGGCTGAAGACTTTAAAGATGGAGTTGTCAGTCCTTACAATTATAATTATAAAGATAGATAGATATGCCATTACCAAAACCAAATCCAACTGAGAAGCAGCAAGAATTTATGAATAGATGTATGGGAGATCCTACTATGAATAAGGAATATCCAAGACAAGACCAAAGGCTTGCGGTATGCTATACACAATGGAGGGACAGATAGTCCCTCTTTTTTTTATATTTATTTTGTTTTATTAACAATTAAATTATATATTTGTTGAAACATTAAAACAGATAACAATGGGAAAAACAATTAAAGAGTATAACATTACTTGGGAAGGGCTTGTATTTACTGTGTGCGGTATCTACGAACCAGAAGAGAAGGAAAGCTACTTTGAGCCTTATGAGAAAGAGAGGTTTAATATCTCTGGCATTTATTTAGGCGATGCTTGTGTAGACTTTATGTTGAATCAAGAGACAACAAATCAATTAGA